AATACTTATCATGTGATGGAGGTTGTACAGTCAGCGAGGATCTGCCGTTTGTACTCGAAAACACAACTTATACAAACAGCTACGAAGGCGGCGCTGGTACCGTCCGTTACATCATTTGGTCTTTGGACTTTACTGCGAAGACATGGTTCTTTGGACCGTTGTCGAACGGCTCTATTATCAAGACCGTCGATGTTAATTTGCGCGATTTCAATTCTGGAAATACGCAAGCGACAATTGTCGTTACACCAAATCCACCAACCGCTAACGTCACAGACGATTTCGGATTTACTACAGTCATCACAGAGACTTCATAATGGAAACTAGAAAGATAACTGGTGTTGTATTTGAAAGAGATGAATTACATTGCGTCATTAGATTCGAAGGGTTTTCGGAACTTAAGATTGGTGATGTAATTGAATTAGACGAAGATAACCATTTCCTTAAGAAAACTCGTTGGAAAGTGCTATCTGACGTTCATCCCAATAAACATGGTATTTTACAAGCTTTAATGGAACCTTGGCCAAAGCTTTGTTTAATGAATGACGTTGAGGAATATTTTTGATCAGATTCTAATGATAAACCAGCGTCTACAGGAAATCTCCGAGCAATTAGATGCTGCGAATAGAATAAAGCTAGATATTATAAAGCGAAAAGAACAGATTTCACCTGGATTACGGGATCATATCAACCTTCTCCAAACCAGACAACAATCATTCAAAGACGCATTAGATTTGTGGAGAATAATGAAAAAGGTATACCCAGGTTATGGCAGAAACAATTGATCAAGAATCTATTACCATAGTAGATGGTGAATTCGCGCCGGTAAATCAATTACCAGCCGCATTACAAACCAATATTGCTGCAATAAGAGCGCGCTCTCAGGAAGCTCTTACCAATGTTGATTTGGAAAAGGATTTTGACTTTTCCAGAACCAATCTGATTCAGGCTCTTAACACTGGTTTGGCGGCACTTGAGGAACTATCCGAAATAGCCCGCCAATCACAACACCCAAGATCCTATGAAGTGTTGGCTCTGTTACTCAAAAATCTTTCAGACGTCAACGATAAGCTATTGGATTTACACGAGAAAAAAATGGAGTTAACCAACACTCCATCTGAAACAGACGAAGGTACAGGGGACACCGTCAGAAACAATTACTTTGTTGGATCCACTACAGAACTATTACAGTTGCTAAACAGCCAAAAGAAGTAAAATGGGCAGACCAAAAGGTTCCAAGAATAAGAAAGTAGAAACTGCTGTTAAGAAGTCCGCGCGACGAATAACGCAACCAGGACTCAAGATTGCGGCGGATTTTGATGACGAAATTGCATTTCTCAGCAATCCTAAGCTGAAGAAGGCTGGTGTTCCTATCGAGTTCACACCAGAACAGATTATGGAAATTGCCAAATGTTCCCAGGATCCATTATATTTCATCGAGCATTACATCAAAATTGTTAATCTCGATGAAGGTCTTATGCAGATCAAACTTCGAGATTACCAGAAGGATATCATCAGCACCTATAAGGATAATCGCTATGTTATCTGTAAATTACCACGTCAGACTGGTAAAACAACCTGTACGACGGGTTATATTCTTTGGTATGTTCTCTTCCAGCAACATAAGACAGTTGGTGTTCTGGCTCAGAAAGAAAAGATTGCAAACGAAATTTTAGCCAAGATCAAGTTAGCCTATGAGAATCTCCCAATGTTTATCCAACAGGGTGTTCTCGAATGGAATAAGTCCACAATTGCTATGGAAAATGGTTGCCGTATTATCTGCGAAACAACCAGCTCCGGATCTATCCGTGGATTCATGATTAACCTTCTATATCTGGATGAGTTCGCCCATGTTCCATCCAATGTGGCGGACGAATTCTTCACTTCCGTTTGGCCAACAATCAGCTCGGGTAAGACTTCCCAGATGATTATGACTTCAACTCCAAACGGCATGAATATGTTCTATAAGTTCTGGCAGGAAGCTGTTAAACAGAAGACCAAACCAGAAGAATGGAATGGATTTGTCGCGAAGGAAGTACATTACACTGCTGTTCCTGGAAGAGACGAGAAATGGGCAGCGCAGGAGCGTAGGATTCTTGGAGAGAGAAAGTTCGCCCAGGAAGTCCTATGTGAATTTATTGGTTCGAGCCATACACTCATCAGCGGCAAGAAGCTTCGCGAGCTTACAACCAAGGACCCAATCAAGGTTGAAATGGAAACAAGACTCAAGGTCTACCAGGATCCAATACCAAATCATGCGTATGTTCTATCCGCCGATCCAAGCGAAGGAAAGGAATTAGATTACCATTGTTTCACTGTATTCGATGTAACAACCGACGTTTGGACAGTTTCTGCCAAATTCCGAGACAACGAAATCGATACACTGTTGTTTGCTTCCAGCATTTACCAAGCAGCCCTACACTATAACAACGCCTATTGCATTGTGGAAAACAACTCTATCGGCGCACTGGTTCTGAAGGAATTGGTTGAAGAACTGGATTACGACAACTGTTTCTTCTCTCTCGCGTATCAGGGAGATCAGACAGTCCAACAGACCGCCAAAGCAAAGATCCCTGGCGTGAAGTCTACCAAACGAACCAAGATGCAGGGCTGTAATAAGCTCAAGTTGTTGATTGAGACGAATCAGCTGCTGGTTGAGGACTTCGACATGGTGGAGGAGCTTTCGACCTTCGTGCTCCAAAAGACCGGACAATATGCAGCCGAATCCGGTTATAATGATGATACGGTGTCAACGCTCTGGTTGTTTTCCTGGCTCACGAACCAGACAGTTTTCAAAGACATCACTGATTTAAATCTTCGCAAGAAGCTCTACGCAGAGCGACTCGTGAGGATGGAAGAACAGATGCCAGCAATGCCTGTTATTGAGTCGAATGCGTATAAACCGGTACCAATGAGGAAGGTTGGAAATGATCTCTGGTTGGACGCCTCGATGTCAATGGACGAAGCACTGGATCATATCAAGGATTTCAACAACATAAATACCCGTGACATGCCAGATCCGGAGGACGGAGGAATGAACTCATGGTGAGAAGCAAAGAGGAATTAGAACAACTGATCCAATCAGCACAACAACGCGCCGCATACCAGAATGAAGGTTACGCGAGAAAAGATACCGACGGCAGAAGTGAATCTCTAATACAACAGATGGAGGCGGAATTATTGGCTCAGGCCTATAGGAACGATTCAAGATGAACTGGTTTATTTATTTTCTTTCCAATACAGCAATCCGATTACAGTGTTGGAGTGAGGCGAGGAAGGTGAGACGTTTGGTAAAACTATTCCCAAAGTTGAGCGATCCAAACAACACAGGAAGTGACCCATACAATAACTATGCAAAGATTTTACGTGACGAGTGGAACAAAGGCCACCAGCCAATGATCCTAGGTTCACATACTGTAACTACAGAAGAGGAAGCAAAGAGGCTATTACCATTATGATGATTAAAGAAGTCTATGTTGATAACGAATCGAATTCCTATAGTAATGTTCCTTCGGGATTTGAGATAGAGCCGGAATATACCAAGTATGGTTATCAGGAAGGCGGTGTAATTAATGATATACAGGATTCTGGTAATAAATCCATAAAATCAGTATGTTAAAAGATAGCTTTAAGTATTACAAATCAGGACACTAAGTGATGTTTGTATATCTATTCAAAACCACCTGTTTACCAAACGGCCGCATCTATTGGGGCATTCACCAGTCGGATGATTTGTTATTTGATGTGCCGCGTAATCAGAGTGTTGCATGGCCACAGAATCGCCTATTCATGGAAGATTATCGTCTATATGGTCCTAATGCGTTCCATCACCAGGTAATTACTGCAAAACCTGCTACGGATTTACCATTAATGGAAAAGGAACAACTAAGACTTATAAACGCAACACCAATGGAACTGAGATATAATCTATTCTCCCTAGCACAGCGTGAACGTACACCAGAAGAATTGGAAGAAGTTCGTTCATGGACATACATCACAAATGGTAAAGAGACAAAGAGATTCAAGAAAGAACAACCTATTCCAAAGGGATGGATCCTTGGTAATGGTAATTTGATGAGTGGTAAACAAAGAGCCGAGCTACGTGTTAGACTACGAAATGAACGAAAGAATGGTAATTCCGTTGGTATCAATGAGACTCTAACCACATCTTCAATAGAAACCGAGTCTGTAATTGGTAATAATGGAGACGTAGGAGCCTAACTTCCAACTTTGGGTTTCATGGTAATGGTTGTACGTTTCATTGTTTACTGCTGGTGAGAATGGAGTAGTGTTGATAGGATGAATCCACTATATTACCAGTAGTGGAACGCCGTCTATCTATTACCAAATCATTCCCTTAAGCTTATATCTCCATTTTATTCCTTATAGGAGATATTCAATGTTAGCTGCTCTTCTGGGTATTGTTCTTCTGTCTAAGACTTCCTGTACTGCTACCTACGTCTGTTTTAATGTTCCCAATAATGGTAATATTTCTATTGATTACCTAGCTGATAATCCTACTTATCAGCGCATTGTGGTGAGTGTTGATGGTGTGTTATATGACTCTGGACTCTATAATGCAAAGAGCCAGACAAATGTTCCTCTCTATGGTCCCAATGATGTTGTCTACGCAACTGTTAATCTATCCGTGAAGATTGGTACTTGTGTGCGTTCTGGTAAGGCCACAGTCTGCCCCAGAACTGTAACTCTTCTCTCTGGTAGCCTCTCGGATCAACCAATCAGTCAATAAAGCTCTTGGCCTTTGGCTAGCATTAGGATATGCTAGTTCAAAGGCATCCACTGGCCACAATGAAGACAACAATCCGGGACATTCTGGGTCCACGCTGCTGGTTGGGTCCTTGTCCAACACTAAGCGCCTCATTTAGCCTTCTGCGCCGGTTGCCAGTCGCTGGTCGGCGCACACCCCTGGATGGATAGCAGGCTTCGTAAGTTTCCGCTATCTGACTGTAGATTGAATCCGAGAGATTGGCCGTCGCAACAGTAAAGGTAGCAATATGGGCCTGTGTATGGTAATTCGCTGCAGCGTCACCAAATGTCCCAGTTATGCTATTTTCCCAACAAGCTCCCGAATCTCAACCGTGAAAGAATTCTACTCGAAACTATTACAGAAGTCTAGCTTTATTTTCCCAAAGCTTTGTTAATGGTGGCCATGAACTCACAGACCGCTACGACAGCTGTGTGATCGTCCTTGGCTTCCGGAACGCCAGGGACAAGATACTTGCTGTTGTCGTAGGACCGGCGAGCAAATCCCTTCACCGTGTCCTGCAGCTTCTGGTCATCAGCGTTCCGCGCAATGAAGAGAGTCTCCGGTGGAGCTATGGGACCAAAACCAATCTCGCCGGATCTATAGCAATAGGCTGTCAACATGGTTAATACTCCGCATATTGTTTGTGAACTGCAATTGGATCAACCTCAACCAATCCGTTTGTATCAGGCTCACGGAAGTCCTCAAAGAGCAGAACCAGAGCCTTGCCTGCTTGTAAGTCCAATAAGGTACCGTATCTATTCCCTACACGAACAGTTTCCTGCTCGAAGAAATTATCAAACAAATTCATGGCTGGATATCCTCAGGACGTTCCCGATGCATCTTCTGGTTCTGGTAGCCTCGAAAGCGAAGCCACCGCCATATCACCCTAAACCGTCTCATGACAGTTTCCTCCGAATGAAAGCATCCGGATCAGGAACGGTGATTGAACCAATACCCATGTAAGGCTCGACATACTTCTGGATCAGATCCTCACGCATGATCCCAGTACGATTCCAGATACAGAGTATCTGCTCATACTTCGTAATCCACCTCGGCGCACCCAGCTGTTTGAGCTTACGGAGCCTTCTAAGGCGGAAAGTAACCCGCCTGGTAGCTACCCAGCATCCATCCTTTCGCTTCAGATAGACTGTGTTATCATCGTTTACGGGGTGACCGTGTGTCTGTTGGAAAATCAGATCTGCGTAAACCACTTCCAGACACTCGGAAAGAGAAACAAACTCTGGTACAATAATCGTGCTGTTTGGAAGGAGGATGGCGGAAACTTCCTCAAAGCCTGAGCCATTGGCGCAGATGAGTGCATATTCTATCGCCTGTCTTGGGTCGGTATCCTCTATAATGGTCCAGACGTAGCCTTGAAATTTTTCCTTCACCTCACCCTTCAACACTACTGCTCGGATTCGGTTTTCCGTACCCATTTCGAGTCTTATAACTTTCATCGCCGTAGTTCTCCTTGAGTTGGTAATCAGAGTATACCCGAACCAGATTGAAAAAGAAAGCCCCATTTCTGGGGCTTTCTAAGTTTGCAGTCTGTCAGTCGTAATTCATGCCGCTGCGCTTTCGCTTTCCTCCTTGGACTCGACAGGAGCCGAATCATCAACAGAAGCCTCAACAGCCTTTGTGGCCTTGGTCGTTCCCCGCTTCTTGGCGAGATTCTTACGAGCCGCAGCGAGCTGAGCCAAGCGACGCTCTGCGATTTCCTTCTGACGAGCACGCTCCTTGGGGCTGAGACGCTTCTTGGGCTCCTTCACCTCGACCACTTCCAGAGCCAAATCAAGCTTCTTGGCTTGTCGAGTGAGACCGCGCCACTGATCCTTCGTCAGATCTACATTGGTCTTGAAAAGACGATCCTGTACCAGAAACGTTCCCTCATCGCCGTTGCTGAGGACAGCAACGAATTCCTTCTGATCCTTCGTCCTGATCCGGCCAGTCAACTTGACTTCTGTTCCCTGTGCGAGGAATACCGGCGCCGCTGATGCCTGCATATTCGCTACGGCAGCATCCACTTGTGACTTCGTTGGACCTTCCTCTCTTGGTTTCTCTGTAGCCTTCGTCACCAACTCCAGATCAACCGGCTGTTCCCAGGTTGCACCCTCCTTCTCGTCAAACCACTTCACTCGGATTGAACCCGCCTCATCAATTTCCGTAACCTCACCGGCGAGATTACCCTTAGAGACGTGATCCCCCACATTCGCATCAGCTAAGCCCATTTTGACTCTCCTTCTATGAATTACCGAACCGTGAAGGAGAGTATACGCTTACCAAATCTGGAAACCAAGCCCAAAGTCTTAAAAAGTTGCGGCCTAATAGCCGCAGATTTTTAAAACCTAAGCTTTACTAATCGTAGGTACACCATGCTCTTCTATGTGCCAGGATACATTCCAATCCTTTAGTCGAGGATACTTCCCTGCCTTTACCTCTACCATATCTGTCTGTAAACACTGCACGGCTTCGTCGTAGGTCACCCACTCAAGCTGTAGATACTCATCCAATTCGAGCCCCGGTAAAGATGAAGTCCGGTGCGCGCGGAAAGCTCTCTTATGGGGATTGATTTTCATAATCCCTCCACACTCAACAAAATGAATGGGCTGCACTTGATAGTGTCAGCCCATTTTCCTTTTATCCGGCTCCTGGCTGAGCTTCCCTTATAATCGCGCGGACCAATAGCGAATGTTCGACCATTCCATCATTCACCTCGCAGATTCTGCATCCGAACCTTACGAGCTGCAGCGAGCTGCTTCAGGAGCCTCGCACGAGCGGCACCGCTGATTTCGCGTTTCTTCGCGGCCACCATTGGCTTCCGTTCACTCTTCGACACAATCGCGTTTCCCTCGGTGGATTTCGGACGGCCACGGAACGTCGGCATATCCTGCTCACCACGATAGCGGACTTCCTCTGCGCCTTTGAAGCCACTCTTCAGGACTCGCGATGACTCGGTAAACTCGCCATCGAGGAACACCGTTGCAAGATGCCCGTCTTTGGTTGTTACCTGCCATGCATGAGCTTTCATCTCTATCCTCCTATAATTGCGGGCTTTCTACAGCCCAGTTGGGTTTGTCTTCAACGGTCACTATAGTACCTACAAGGAGGAAAAAGACACGAACTAAATTGTTTTGTAAATCAATGATTTAAGCTTAGCCTGACAAATTTCCATCGCGTTCCCTTTACTTTTTCACAAATATAGGTGTTAGTCCTACCCATTTCTATAATACGTTAAGACGATAGGTTAAGTTCCAGCCTCGCTTGAATTTTCCTTAATAACGATCATACTATAAGGTGCTAGACTAACCAGAGGTTTCTATTATGAGGCAATACCTAGACAGACTAGGCTTGCATATAACCGAAGGCAAACCAGAGACAGCTCGTGACGTTACAACCATAATGGAGGTGATACGGGAAATACACGATAGTATGCAGCAAGATAACATTCTACAACCAGCTGCTTACGGCTGTGCGATTGGTGGACTATCATTGGCTCTAGATGTTAGTCTAAAGACAGCGGCAATGCTGTTTGATGAATGGGTAAGGCTAAGAAAAGCCGGAGGTTAGAAGCAGTGGCCGAGATGACGGGTGAGTTTACCAGCACTATGGGATTGGTAGTGCAGGAGATTATATCAGATCGTCAGGAAGATGTGGATGTTATAACCGGTGATGATTTAAGCCGGAAGATAATGGTAAGAGAACTAATGATGCATGCCTACATCAGAGGTTTCTTTGATGGAGAAAAGCGGCAAAGCGAAGTGGATCATTAGGGATTGAAGAGAGGGAGCCCAAAAGCTCCCTCTCGCTTTGGATCAAGGATAGTTCCGGATGTGAAAGGATTTGTTCTGAGGCGGAACGTACGTCACCCTTGGATCCCTCGGCGGAAGCTTTGGTTTACGCTTCTGGCCTAGAAAAACCAAAGCTGTAGCTATTACCACCTCGGCGATCTGTGTTGGGAAACCAATCATGTAATGGCTCCTGCCTTCCGTAGGAAGAGGTCAAATTGGTCCTGATTCCAGGAGAAGTGATCACCCAATTCGTCTCCCACGGCAACAACCGCTCTGTACCATGCATCAACCATCAATTTGTTGCCGGGTTTGGACGTTCTGAAACCATTAGCAACAAGCTCTGTGATCTCATTCATTTGGTCTCCTTTGGTTCAGGATTTGGTAAAGGCCTGGAACCATTTGGTACGTATCGTAACTTATTAAACACTCCGGCTATCTCCTGTATATTCATACACCGCCAGCATCAACTCGTCGTTGACCTCCTTGACGGAGCTGTTATTAAGCTCTCCGCTAGCAACCATCAGATGGAATTCGTGTAGAGCCTGGAGAATCCCAGCCAATTGATTCTGAAGAGCTTTTTCCCTTTTCGTCATGGTTTCTTCCTCTTACGAATGTAGGAAATGATTACCAGAACCAATAGAAAGCCAACAGAAAACATATAAAGCTCCGATGCATTAGGCGGGAGCCTCTCTTCCATAAGAGGCTCCGACCTAATGTTATCAGGCCTGCTTCGCGGCGCGAGCTTCCTTCATGCGCTGGATCATCATCGCACGGAATTCGGGATTGGCCCAATTATCCTTCATTCCATTCACCACGGACTTACGGAACCCACGCTTCGCCCAGAGGCTCGACATGGTCCTCTGACCCTGCTTCACCATCTTCGAACGAAATTCCTGGTCATTCCAGAGCTTCTGGATGGGGCTCAGTTCGGCTTTCTTCGCCACGACCTTCGCTTTGCGGGTTGTTTTCTTGGTAGCCATTTTCGTCGTCTCCTGTGTGTTTTGGAAAGAACCTTATCAACCGTGAGAGATACTCTACTCTAATCAATTACCAAAGCCAAGAACTTTCGATTGTGGGTTTTGCTGGTTATCGAGGCATATTCTCGATAGCGATTGCCCGCCGTGCCGTCCGAAGCGTCTCCACCATAACCCGCAGAGCGTTAAACCGCTCCAGATTACACGCATTATTAAATGCAGACGAGGAAAGCTCCGGACGCCAGTCACTAAGCTGCCGCTCTATGACTTCGGCCACGTCCTTTAGGTTATCGATGTTATCCAGGACCTGCTGCGCCAGGAGTCCTAGATAAACGTCCTTATATGAACCTTCCATCCAACGCAGCCGATACTCCGCAGACGGACCATTCTCCATACTACGGCGGATAATACCACGGCTCGTCTCGGACTCCGAAACGAAATCCTCAAGAGTTTTCTTCAACCTATCGACAGATTTCATGATCTTAACTCCTATTGCAACGCTAAAAGGAATGGGCTCTTCCACAGAACCCATTCGCTTATTATTGGTGCAATACCAACAAATCCAGAATCTCGTCTTTCGAGAGATAGTCCAAACCGATATTTTGGTTGGGAGCGTTCGTTAGCCGAATAACGTTTCCTTCGAAGATTACCAAATCACCGATCTTGAGATGGAGCGCGTCATCGATACGCTTATTCTGCCGTGCGTTGACTTCGCGGCTACTGGTAATAACCGTCGGCATAGGGTTGATCCACAGCCGAGATTCTGTATGACCGTTTCTTTCGCTCCTAACAACAGCTTCGTACGGATCATCACCGCACTGCAGAGCATAACCGGTCACCGAACCTGCCTGGTATTCCCTACGGTTTATTACCAACGTCATACCGTGGCAAATCACCGGCAGTCTACTTCGTAGCCTACCGATATTAACCCATCCTCTACTAAGAGCCTCTTTACCATTCATCTTCCGTCTCCTTTCGTTCTAGGGTGAAACTAGCTTACCTACATCCATTAAAGAAACCAAGAACTTTCTTTATGGTAATTCCCACAACCGAAAGTTATTGGCTTTCGATTTGATATCCATTAAGCTTTCCTCACCCTAGAACGAAAGGAGACGATGATGGCTAAGAAATCCGCCGTTAACCGGCCGTTGCTTGGTGTTTCGGCTAAGCCCAAACGCGAATCGATTAAGATAGAACCGGAAACTCTCACGAAGCTCCTTAAGGTGATTCGGTCTACTTGGAATGCCATAGGATTTGAGTGCGGCGAGATTAGCAGCAATGCTCATGCTCTAGAAGTAACGATAGACGCGAATCACGTCGCGATGTATGGTGGTCCGGAAGGAAGGGAAATGGATAAACTTCTTAGCGAGTTGTGTGAGAAATACAGCTATTCGAAGGTCCACCGGTTTCTCCTTTCTAAGATAGGCCAGCTGGTCTAAAAATAGTTATTGGCTTTGGTCGGGAGATAGGGTAAACTCTTATCTCCCGACCAAGGAGATACGAAAATGATGGCTCTCAACTTCCACTCCTTCTCTTATAGCCGCGCGTCCTTCCCAGGAACCAAACGGCCTGACGAGTTCCATCTGGTACAGGAAGCTTCGACACTGCTGTTGGTGGGAGCTCCCAGAGAATTCGAAATCGTGGGACCGCACGGTGACCGGCACGTAATGCAACAAGTTAAGGTGGACCGAGACGCTAGTGGCGAGGATATTTGTGGTTGGCGGTACGCGAATAAGAACCCAGTTCTCGGCCGTGATGGTAAATATTACCATATCCTCGTGCTTATTATCAACGATTAAAAAAGAGTTTGGTTTTTGGACGAGGATAGGTTAGACTCCTATTTCCTCGTCCAAAAGGAGACTAAGATGGATACCAACCAGAAAGAATTGCAGAGACGTATCATTAACCAGAAGGCCAAGGAAATAGTGGACTTCCTGACTACAGTTATTCCTTCTACGTCGGATAACGAGCCCCTTTTCTCGGCTTTAGTATCGGCGCAGATGTCTCTTCAGAAGTCTGTGGACCTTACGGCAGAGTCCAGCTTCCGTATCTATTTCGTCAACTTCAACTATTACCACCAGAAGGAGTTCAGAGACTCCGAAATCGCCTTGGAATTTGGTAAGAGCGTTTGCTTCGAGTTTTCCGTGCGGGAATTTCGAAACGGAAAGTTCTGGAGGATTATTTCATTCTGGTCGCCGATTGGTGGGACAAAATATTTTGTCTAGCCTCTTGGCTCTGGTCGTTAGATAGGATAGACTCTTATCTAACGACCAGAAAGGAGCTTCACGATGGATCCGAATGAGACCGCACTGGAAATACTCCGCGCACTAATAGCCGGAGATAAGGCGAAAGCTACCGAACTGCAGGCTGCCTATTGCGAATGGCGCCAACGAGAAGGTTTCTCTGGGATTATTACCAGTGACGAGTTGATGGCTGAGCTTTCAAACTACTTCTAAGGAGACTATCGTGCCAAAACGAATTCTAGCGGCGGCAGATCTGACGGTTGGCGACGAGGTTTTCTGTCGCTCCGGACGATACGACCACAATTCTTTCTTCGCGAAGGTCTCGAAGATTACTCCCAAAGGCCAGATCGTGGTGGAAAGGAATATCATCGGGGTGGATAACCAGCCGACAAAAAAGGAATATCGCTTCAGTAAGAACGGAGATGAAATAGGTGCTGACCGATGGGATCAACGTCACCTTGTCAACGCCGCTTACGCCAGAGTTATGCTGGAAATGCATGCCACACGTAAGCTCGCCAATCGCTCCCTCGCCGCTGTTCGTATGCTGGAAACTCCCAGAGGTGATTGGGATGCAGAAACTCTGTTGAAGGTTGCCGACGACCTGGAAAATAAGCTTATAGAAGCGAAAGCTGCAATTATTGCAGCGAAGAAAGACGAGGATAGCTTCACGAAAATCCAACAGGAGTACACATAATGGGTAAGATAACCATGTATGCAATTCCCGGCAGCTTTGAAGTGGAATGTGTAAACTGGAAACCCATAGAAGAGTACAAGAAGGATGGAACTCTTGTCATTCTTCTGGTTTGCAATGGGAATAATCCAAATAGCCATCCTCTGGAGGACGAGGTATATTCCCGTACCATCGGCTTCAACAATTACGAGAACGATGGAGAGGACGAGTGGCATTTTGCTGGATGGGATTGGGAGCAAGACGTATTCCGAGAGGGACACGCCCGAGTGGTAAAGTTTTTCCCTCTTCCGGATATCCCCAACGAAACCGATATCGAATAAAATAATCCTTGGCTTCTGGCGGGAGATAGCGTAAGCTCTCTCCCGTCAGCGATATTTACCAACCAGGAGATTTTACCATGGCCCATCGTCAACTTGCTCCCTCTACCCCGGTTTGGTTTGTTCCCGATCCGACGAAGAAAGACCGAATCGCCGCAAGCATCGAATCGCGCCAAGGTGGAGCCTATCGGATTTCGCTTCCTGGAAAGCAAACGCGAGTCGTTAACCGGAACCAAATGGTAATTCGTCGGACTTCGGTTTAATCTACATGGCTATTAAACGCGCTCGAATCGAAAAGACGGTTCTACTTATGCAGGTCGAATGGTCTGCAGTTTGTAGAACCACAGGCGTTTCTCCGAGTAACGACCAGATACGCGAATCGCTTAGGAACGCGAGAAGTAACGGTCTGGACGTTCCAGTAGTCCTGGTAGATAATACGATTAATCTGATGCGTGGATTACTGGAGGGAGAAATCGAATTTATTTCCTAAAACTCTTTACTTCTGGCGGGAGATAGACTAAGCTATCTCCCGTCGAATCTATAACCAACCAGGAGAATTTCGATGCCCACCTATGCCGAGCGCTACCACACCACTCTCGTTGCGGTCGTAACCATTACGAAAGTAACGGTCCACGAGCTTCGCGAGTTTACCAAGAGCGATTGGTACGGATTTCTCGGCTGCGAAGCCGATAAGGGAGAACCGGTTATTTTCGAGTTGGATTTTTCTGGCGGTGCTGGAATAGCGGTCGTAGCCGATGATAATGGAATCGGTGTGGATTATGTCGAGCCCACAGGGAATATGGAAGTTTACGCTCTGGAGCTTCCGTACCTGCTAAACCGTATGGTAATAGCTGGTATGCATAAGGAGTTTAAGGACCACGCCGAGAATTATACCACCTGGGAGGAAGTTAGAGCGTATATCCTCTCGCTGGGTATCGCTCCGATTTAAATTTCTCTTGGTTTCTGGTCGGGAATAGGATAAGCTCCTATCTCCCGACCAGAAAGGAGATTTCCAGATGCGCGAGATACAATCCCAGAATCTTCGAGCCGGAGATACGCTCTGCTTCGTCCATCCGAATAACTCGGTGGATCGTCACGTTGTGGATTTGGTAATAGAGAGGGAGCCGGAACCAGGTCGCGAGAACGTCCAGGTCCACTGCAATAACCAGACGATGACCTTCTCGTTCTTCTCGGATGAGCCAGTTCTGGTCGAATAAAATTCTTTACTTCTGGTTGGAGATAGGCTAAGCTCTTATCTCCAACCAGATAGGAGTTTCCCGATGGCCAGACTCTCACCGGTTTCTCTTCTCTCGCGGGTCCAGGCTGGTCTCTACCAGGACGTAAACGACGTCAAGATGCCCGCGCAGATCTTCACCGTGCAGATGGCTCGATTCGAAAAGATCGATGTGTTGGCTGACGATTATTACCTCGGTGTCTACTACGATGATCCTCTGGGCATCCACTCTGCGTTTCTCTATCTGCAACTCCCCAGCAGAGCAAACAAAATGCTGATGCAGGCGATCTGGGACTATCTTAATAGTCCGAACAATTGGCCGCACTTCGTGGATCGTTCCTGGCGCCAGTGGAAGGACTATTTTCTGGACGTAGGCTTCCAGGAGGGTTGAACATGCCACTCTTACCGCCCAACATCGAGCTGGTAGTAAACGGGACCGAAGCGCAGGTGAAGGAAGCTCTTACCAAACGTGGCTTCCATCCCTCAGACGTTCTTCGGATAACGGATAAGCGTGGCGTCTGCGAAGTTTTGGTAAAGCTCGAATGTGAGCCGGGCGTGGAGCGTTGGTTTAAGGAACAGGAGCCGATTTCGAGCCCTGGATGCGTCCTTTCCTACCAGAAATAGCGGGAGATACCATGAATTTCCAAATCTTCGTTGAATACACGAATGGAGAGACATTCCGGACCACATTTCCTGATTGGGCCACTTTGAATGGTTATCTAAACGTCAGGCTGGATGCAGAGATAAACGCGCGAGAGGTAAAGAATATTACCATCACACCAGTTTCCAAATAATCCTTTAGGCGTTCGCCACTTTACTTCTGGTTGGGTCTAGGGTATTCTCTAGGCTCCAACCAAGGAGACTACGATGCCCAATAAGATCCGTCTGATTACCAAATCCTACGATAACGGCGTATCCACCTGGTATCGAATCGATTTGTCCTGTGGCCATAACCAACAGACAAATACATCCAGAGTCAGGATTGGCGACGAGGCAGTTTGTTTTAGCTGCAGGGATGGTGCTCTTCCACGCCACGTAGACGTTTCTTTTGCTCCCACAGACAATCGTAACCCTGGCTTTGGTTATACTTTGACCGTCAAGGATGCGGTTACGGGCGAAGCCATTTTCCAGAACGACAGAAATCCACACACTGGATCGGAGCTTCTGGGAGCCGAAGCCTGTCTGGAGGCTGCAAAGTATTACTGCTAGCCTCTTTACTTCTGGTTGGGGATAGGCTAAGCTCCTATCTCCAACCAAGGAGACTTTGATGGATACCCTAGACCCAGAGATTCGCAAAGCCCAGGCAGAATACGCGGCGCGTCCTTTTGTGGTGCAATGGAGAGATAGCCACGTTAGCGTAACGTCGCGTTTCCACACTCTGGATGACGCTTTCGACTATGCCCAGGACTGCTGGAGATACATCCAGAAGCGAGTTTCCGAGTCACCTTACCAGTGCAGCAAGCTCTGGGACAGCTATCTGGAGACGCCAACCACTGGGCGCATTTCCCTTCGCTATTGGCTTCTGACTGATGACGTCAGCTCTTATTAACCAATTGGTAATTGTCGGTGGGTCTGGTCCATGGGCCCACCGGGGTCACCGGTATGCGCCCATCAAAAATCGGGAAGTGGTGCTGTACGGCGCTGATCACATGTTTTCTCTATAAATTGGTTTCAAAATTTTTTAAACCATATTTTGGTAGACGTATAGGTTCAACCATTATTCAAGGCTTGCCATTGCGAACAGAGATATGGAATGAGATGCTTATAGTATAGCGTTCTGGCGTATTCCTCTTGTTCTCTCGACCATTCATCCTTATAAATTGGTTCATGACCAATGATCTTCAGAATATCACCTTCCACGTAGGAATTACCAAATGGTCGTTTCGGATCCAAACCAATTGCTCCAAATTCCGCGTTATCAATTTGAAGATTTTTGAAGAATGCATTAGCCAGTTTCTTTAAATCAGATTCAATCATTTTGTTCCATCTCCTCCAAAGCTATTACCAATTTATTGATATCTGCCGCATAGAATCCAATGCATCATCGAAATCCTTGTGTTACAAGCTTTGCGTGTTCCAATCCCTTCTTCACCAAAGCGTTCCTCACCCGGAGAAAGAGTTCAAACTGAGGTGTTGGTCGTTCCCTATCATAGACTCCGTAACCCTGTCCATGGAGAAAAATTGCATCATCATCCTCCTTCGGATGAATCGCAGTTGTTCTGGTTCGCTCCTTCGTAGCGCGTTCCAATATGTTCCTTTGTGATTTCTTCATCATGTTGAATGGCGCTCCAGATCAGCAAGTGCAGGATTATCAACCATAGGATATCTCACCTTAACCGCCCATGGTCTGGTCCAACCAATGATCCTTGATCCGCGATAAAGATAAGATGTTTCTTGGGAATAGTGGAATACTTCGCGAATGAATTTCTCTTCCTCATAAAGACCATTGATTGGGTTTCTTGTATCCACCCAAACATCACCTTCATCCGGATATCCAGACATCCTTCCCCAGAAGACATCAATATTTCCGTAAAGAATTTCTCCTGTACGTAAATCAATCCATTGCAATGCAAGTCTTACCACGCTTCCATCCTTCGGAAGCGTCTCCACAGGCTGCCAATCGGGTTGAACCATCAATTCAATGTTTGGTTGTTCCATGGAATTAAAATCCAATTCGATATCTAATTGAACGTCGGATTATAGACTCCACCTGATCCAGGCGAATATACAACATCAATTCCTTTTTATTGGCCATCGTGTAATTCAGAGTCTTTATTCCATTCTCGGAATTATTGATTATTTCTAATTCCAATAACTCAAGGGTGATTTTGGCGCCTGATTTCATATGGAAATCAACTGTGTAGACTTTCTTAATCATTTTCTGGATTCTCCTCATTCAGTCTCTGGAGTGGATTCTTTGCCTCATACCAATCCGGGTGTTTCTTGCATTGCTCAAGATGGACTCCGTTCCTGCGCCAGTTCCTGACCAGGAGCTTGGCGGTCTGTTCGGTGACCGGACCCAGCTGTGTCTTGATTGTCTCGGTTTTCTTACAACCACATGGCCAGATGTAACGGACCTTGGCCCCAGAAACATGCACCGCTGTCCCACGGTTCAGAGCCAGTCGTTGGATCCTGCGTTTCATAGACATGGATCACCGCAATTGGTGCAACCACCATTCATGTCTCTTGTTTCGTTCTCACAACAGGCATCCGGATCCACCTCCAGAGTGACCGGAAAGAGATGAAACGGCGAGATGGTGACTGTCTTGGACTTATACTTTTGGTATTCGGCTGCGTGTCCATAAAGGAACGTCTGACGTCGAATCACATCCAAAGTCACCAAATCACGTTGTCTTTCATCTCCTGGTCGAATCTTTCTGACCTTTCCAATCACGACCACAGCCCAACCACTTGATGTGGTTGAATAACCGTAGGTCTTCTCTAATTCGATTTCTCTTCCGGTTGCGTCTTCCATTTCAATCAGCCTTCTCGTGATCTGTTACCATCTTATTGTTACCGTTGTAAATAAACGTAAAAGGTCCGCAACCACATTTCGGACAATAATGGTCTACCATATACCAGTTATCTGTTGTCTCGTGTTCCCAAATGTATCCACAACCATAATCTTTGAGTTGACCTAATGCTGTGTATCCACATTTATGTGTGTGCATTGCCATCTCCAAGTCATAATTAAAATACCCTCAGAGAAAAGGTTCCATTTTTGTAGGTACGGAGATTCACCCTATGGAATTTCCCGTCCGGGCAAAGAACTCTATACTGCAAACAATGATCCATTGTTTGCGGAACGTAATAAACGTTCTGGAAGAAGACATTCTTGTTTGGCGGTTCTCGGTGTGGAATTAAATAACGATAGGTTCGGCCTGTCTGGACTTTCTTCTCATGAAGATATTCCAACACGGCATCCTTATTCCTATTAACGTTTCGGATAGCGCTCCATTCGTCCGATGCCAAAACAGGAACGGGCGTGCAGCGGAAATCAAAATTCCTCCCGTTATAGACGTTTGCCGGTACCATGACGCGATGAATCAACATTTCGTATCCCCGCTATTTTTAAGTTTGGTAATCATATCCGAGTAATTTTGAAAAGTCTAGCGCTTTATTATATGCTCCTGTACCTAGATTCGAATTCTACCATTTAGTGGATTTCTGGTCTCGTATCTTATTGAATTTCTGGAAATTAAAATCCCTTGGCTGAAAGAGAATTATAGAGTAGACTCTATCCCATGGATAAAGTCAAATTAGATCGAAAGACGCGAGAACAAATTCGTCAGGACAACGAAAGAGTCCACGAAATTATTACCAATTACATAAACGACCATATGTCTGGAGACCAAACTGTGACGAAGAAATCTTTGGAAACAAGACGGCATAAGGATTTGGTATTGACGGTGCAGTGGAGCGTTTGGGAGTCACTAGGAGCGAAGCGTGGGTAAATTCAATCAGGACGGAGAATATATTCAAAACGAGCTTTGGGATGCAGGAAATGACGCCACAGACGAAGAGGACGTTTATGAAGCTGGCGAACAATGTGCTCTGGATGGAGGTAATGAAGACGAAAACCCTTGGCCAGAGGATTCTCCTGCGTACAATACCTGGCTTGATGGGTTCAATGATGCCTCTTGAGGATTAATATGAATAAATTTATTGGTTTGATTGTATTAGCAGGATTATTGTCTGGATGCACTGTTGATCCAGATGAAACAAAGAAGTGGTATGATAACGCTACCAATGCATACGACGAGGGATTAAAACGAACGTCTGGAGTAGAAGATTGCCGGTTGAGTATCGTGGCTATGATGAATAGGCCTGATTTAATGATCGTTCGCTGCCCAAACAGCTCCACAAATACGTCTTATCAATCTGGTAAAACTACACATCAAAATACAGTTATTGGAGTACCTAATCAGTGAATCACGGTAATCTAGAAGTAATTGAATTGGAAGGTAAAGAGAAGGAGCGTTCCAGCTGTAATTTCTGTACCAGACGCGATCCGGCTAAACTCAAACTATCCAGTACAAGTGATATGAGGGGTTTGAGGGTAACCGTCTGCGATCACTGTACTAACGCGTTGAGGGAATACTTCTTGAACGAAATCCATTCAATATGAAATTCTTTTGTTATTGTTGGTTGATAGTCATTTTCTTTTCCATAATTCTATAGGAGAATATTGTGAGACGTATGAAAGGGTTTACATTGATAGAAATCATGGTAACTTTGTTCATTCTTTTGTCTTTGATTATGATTGTATGCGCCATGATTTCGGGTACATCCAGCAATTCCGTTTCAACGTATGGTTGGGGCGGATATGTCGAGATGCGATGTATCAATGGTTTGGAATTTACAGTGTCCAGAGGACATGCTCGTCAGGTTTACGACCAGTTGGGACACGGCGTTGTCTGTACCCAAAAATAAAATTCCAACGTTCTGTCCGTTCTGCGGTGGTACTGCGATTTGGTATGCCGCAGAACAGGTCACTCTTTGTGATAATTTCTTTTGTTTGGACGAACATACCGGTCAAATTGGTAGTCTAAGATCCGAATTGGGAATTTTGACTTCCAATCAAATTGAAAAATTACAATCAAATGGTCATTTATAGGAGTTGAAATCATGAATTCTATTGTTGAATTAATCGCTACTTTAATTGGAGCTTTAATTGGATCTATAATTGCAGTGGGTGTCGTCTTTCTATTTTCTTTGATTATGGCTTGGCCTGTAGAGATTCTTTGGAATGCTGAGTTGCCAAATCTGTTTGGTTTTAAATATATTGGATTTTGGGACGCTTGGTTCATTCTATTGCTAACTGGTATACTATTTCGTTCCGGCAAATCAACGTCTAATTCATCCAAGTCCTGAGACAACGTTATATGATCAGCGATACAGAATTGGAAATTTTGATTCAAAGCTACGAAGCTATTGGAACGTCAAGGTCCATCAATCAGAATTGGATACTGGACTCTTTGCGTGAACTGAGGAAATATAGGAAAGCTACAGATAAAATCATAGACCATATGGCCCAAACCATCGGCCTAAATGGAGTAAAGGCTTTGTTGGTTGAATATGATGTTCCACGCTAATAGTCCGGTAGGACCAATTGTATATGCGGAAATACTTTTGGGATTATTTTCAATATCCTGTTGTTTTTTGGCATTCAAACTTTGGAAGAAGATACGATGAAACGTCTATATGTTGACGACGAAAGGGAATGCCCAAAGGATTGGGATTTGGCTCGCGGTTACGGTGAGGCAATTAAGAAGCTATCAGAAACCAATTATGAAATTGTGTCTTTGGACCACGATCTTGGTGAATGGAACTACCAAACGGAACGAACAGGCCTGACAATTTTGAATTGGCTTGAAGAGCGTCATTACAAAGGCGAACACATTCCAATGATATTGATCCACACGCAGAATGCTGCCGTTCGAAGAAAGATGGAATTGGCAGCAAATAGGTTGAATCGTGAACTTTAAGAAATTTCAAGAATTGGCTAGAAAGGTAATATTACCAAATCATCATTTTATTACCAATGAGGAAATTGATTCTTGGGTAGATTGTGAGGAGACGTACCAGAAATTGATTCCAATAGTGGATCCAAAATTTCTGGAAGAATTTTATATAGGTCTTCCTTCGGATATGGATAGAGCCAATTTCTTTTCTTTCCGAAATTGTGTTTATACACAACTTAGGAATAATTGGGAACATGGTAATAGTTTCTGGGATGAATAGTTAAATAATGTTTAATGATCGTTGAATGGCCCTTCGGGGCCATTCATCATTTTGAGATCAAATAAATAACTGATCTCTCTGTTCCAAGAAGAATAATAAATGGACGACAACAACGCTACAATTCTCAACACTCTGTTGGAAATCAAGCAAGATATCGGTGATATCAAAGCCAGATTGGAAGGAAATAAAGAAAGGTCTTTGGATCAGGAAACCAAAACCAATTATCTGGCTAGCCGAGTATCTGTAATAGAAAATCAACAACAAAAGTGGAAATGGACCATGGCCGGAGCGACGGCCACATGTGTCGCTTTATTCAAGGCTATTGAAATTTGGTGGACACATGGAGGACCACATCAATAAGTCTGGAGTGATTGTTTGCCTAAATAGTTGATAATAACACATATATGTGTGGAGACTAAAGTTTCATGTCAACACAACTTTCACCAGGCGTAGCCGTAAGCGAGATTAACGATACCACCAGCGTTCCTGCTGTTTCTACATCTATTGGAGCGTTTGCCGGTGCGTTTAATTGGGGCCCAGTGCTTCAATTAACAACTCTTTCAACTGGTAATGACGTAGCAACCAAATTCGGTACACCTGATGGTAACACCGCTGTTAGCTATTTTACTTGTTGGAATTTCCTTCAGTACAGTGATAATATCTCTGTTATCCGCGCATTAGCATCAGGTGCCAAGAACGCTACCGCAAATGGTAACGGTACCTTGATCATGAACGGAGACGATTACTTCAATAACGTTTATTCTACCAAGACAACTAATTCTTGGGTAGCAAGATACCCTGGCGCTCTTGGTAATGCTCTCGAAGTGTTTGTGTTTGCAAATACAGCAGCTTTCAATTCCAGTGCTGCTAATACTTTGGATCCATTATACAATTTCGTCAATAATTTCGCATACGCTCCTAGCACCACACCGTCTGTAACAACACAAACAGGCGGTCGCTTAACTGGTGATGGACTACATGTTCTAGTTGTAGACGCTACTGGTCAGATCACAGGTCAAGCAAACACAGTATTGGAAGTATTTCCAAATCTTTCTCGTTTGACTGATGCTGTTGGAGCTGATGGTAGCAGCAACTATTACAAAGAATTCATTTGGCAGAATAGCAAGTGGGTATACTGGAACGGTACACCACAGGCTAACACAGTTGGTTGGGATGTAACTATCTCGCAAGCTAACAACACTGGTATTGTATCCGACGCAAACACAGCTAACATTGCATTTTTGACTGGTGGTTTGGATGGTACAATATCTGCCGCAAACACAGTTACTGCTATGGATCTTTTCAACGATCCAGACAATGTGGATATTGATCTTTTGATGGTTGGCGGCGGCGGTCAAACCGAAACCAATGAAGCTATTGCAATTGCAGAAGCTCGTAAGGATATTGTTGTGTTTGGTTCACCTCCTTTGGCTAATACAACAAATCCATCCGGTCCAACTACAGCAATTAACAATTATTACAATGGAATAACTCGTTCAAGTTACTTCTTCCCTGACAGTGGTTGGAAGTATCAATTTGACCAGTTCAACGGAGTATTTCGTTGGATTCCATTGAATGGAGATACTGCTGGTTTGGCAGCAAGAACAGATAATGTTCGCGCACCTTGGTGGTCATTTGCTGGTCTACAACGTGGTCAGATCCTCAATGTTATCAAGCTTGCGTTCAATCCACGTAAGGTTGATCGCGATGCATTGTATTCCAATGGTATCAACCCTGTGGTAACACTAAAGGGTGAAGGTACATTGTTATATGGTGATAAGACTTTCGTGAATTTCGCGTCTGCGTTTGATCATATCAACGTACGTCGTTTGTTTATATTCTTGGAAAAGACTATCAGCGCAATGGCTAAGGCTTCATTGTTCGAATTCAACGATGATTTCACCAGAGCAGCCTTTGTAAATAACGTTTCTCCATTCTTAAGAACTGTTAAGGGACAACGTGGTATTTACGATTATCGAGTAATTTGCGATACAACCAATAACACTGCAGATATTATTGATGCTAACAAGTTCGTGGGCGATATCTTTATCAAACCAGCTCGCTCAATCAACTATATCCAGTTGAACTTTGTTGCTGTTGGTACTAATGTTGACTTCAACACTATTGTTGGTAATTTCTAATCGGAGTAACAAATGCCATTTGACGTAACACAATTTAGAAGCCAATTACAGGGTGACGGAGCACGTTCTAACCTGTTCCAGGTTTCGCTTCAGTTCCCAACTTGGATTACAAATTCTGTGTTGGCAGGACAGAAATCTAATTTCATGGTAAAGGCAGCTCAGTTACCTGGATCCAGCATAGGAATTGCTCCATTGTTTTACTTTGGTCGAGAAGTAAAGCTCGCCGGTAACAGAACATTCCAAGACTGGACGGTTCAGATTATCAATGATGAAGACTTTGTCATCAGAAATGCAATCGAAGGCTGGATGAATGGTATCAATGACCCAATTGGTAATATTCGTAACGTAGCTGCTTCAGTTCTTGATGGTGGTTATGGTGTAGATTCTCAGGTTGTGCAATATGGTAAAGCCGGAGCAACACTCAAGACATATACGTTCTTGGGTATCTGGCCTATTGACCTAAGTCCAATCGAATTGGATTGGGGAAGCAACGATCAGGTGGAAGAATACACCGTTACGTTTGCTGTCCAGAGCTACATTGATCCGTCAGTTAGCCAACAGTAATTGGTTGATTTTATTATGTCTATATAAGGTAGTGCAACTACCAATTGAGGTATTACCATGAGGCTATGGGGTTTCCGTATTGAACGAGAGAGTGATGATATCACTACTCCCACACCCATACAGCCGGATAACAACGATGGTGCTGTCGTCATTGACGCACCATCGGTTGGTTATTACGTTGATCTTGACGCCAGCTACCGTTCTGAATTAGACCTACTCAGCAAATATCGTCAGATGTCTTTGCAGCCAGAAATGGAAAATGCAATATCAGACATCATAGACGAAGCTATTGTACATGACGAAGATGGAGAAGTTGTCCGAATGAATTTGGACAAGCTTGACCATAATGAATGTCCAGATAGAATTA